TTTACCATGTCTAATGGAATCGGACCTAATCCTTTGAATGCAATCTCAAAGGTATACTTAGATCAAATTGTTGAGAAAAAGAAAGACGATACCTATCTTGAACCTGACATGAAGAAACGTCAGGCAAATAATGAAAAGGCACGCAAAGAACTTGCCAAGGGTCCTCAAATGAAGAACCCTCATTTTGAGTCTGCTGAGAAGAGTGGTTGGGATGCTGTCAACTCCCTCGCAGATGTTTATAAGAATATGACTGATGTTGAAGAAGGAATGCATCGTGATGCCAAGACTGGTGAGGTAGTGGACAAGGCAGAAGTTGGTAAGACTTATTATCCCAACATGCCTAAGAAAAAGACTTCGGTCGCTCTTCGTAAAGAGAAGATGAAAGAAGCACTTGATCCTGTGGGTAAGGAAGATGGTGATGTCAATAATGATGGTAAGAAGGACAGCACCGACTCTTACCTGATGAAACGTCGCAAGGCAATTGGCAAGGCAATCAAGAGTAAGATGTCAGAAGGTGTTCGTGACATGGACCCTGAGAAAGGCACTGCTGAAAGAAAAGCACGTCTTGAGAAAAAACGTGGAATGAAACTGGACGATCATCCAGAGTATAAGAAGGAAGAAGTAGAAGTAGTTGCTGAGGGTGATGGTGATCCTTGCTGGGATACTCACAAGCAAGTTGGTATGAAGAAGAAAGGTGGTAAGATGGTTCCCAACTGTGTGCCCAAAACTAGAACTGAGTCATTTTCCTCTTGGAGAAATGATCTCTCCGAAGTTATGAGTGATGATGTTGAGGATAAACCTATTAAGGAAAAAAAAGTAAACAATAAAGTTACTATTAACCCTAAACTGGGAGAAGCAGTTGAAGAACTGGGTGGTAAAATTGTTGAGATGGTTGAAGTTTCTGAAGATGAAATTGTTGCAAATGAAGAAATGTCTCCTCAAGAGTTAGCACTTCAGAAAAGAAAGACTACAATTGATCAAATGATTGCTAAAAAAAGAAAGCAACAATTGGATAAATCAAAAAATGAACCTGTCAAGGCAATGGGTGAAGAGGCATCTGATGCGATGAAGGATCGTCGCATGGAACGTGGTGGTGTTGACGGCAACAACCGTTATAATAGTGCTCCGAAGAATGTTGCTATGGGTGGTGGAAACAAAAAACCCTATGATGGTATGTCCGCACTTGAAAGAGTAAAGGCAGAAATTCGTGCCAAGCATGGCAAAGGTGCCATCATGGACACCAAGAAAAAGTAATGCCTGCTGTATCTAAAAAACAGCAACGGTTCTTTGGAATAGTTCGTGCCATTCAAAAAGGTGAAGTGGCACCTACTACTCCTGAGACTGCGAAGGCAGCTGCTGATATGAAGAAGGGTGACGTAAAAGATTTTGCGTCAACTAAACACAAAGGTTTACCTGACAAAAAGAAAAAATCACTTAAGGAATTTTTGGATAATATATAGAGTGTAGAACTGAGGTTCATTATGCTCGCATTTTTACTCCCTTTAGCTTCAAAAATTATCAAAGATGCCGTCGCTCAGATTCCAGAAAATGAGGAACTTGGTGAGAAGATGGTTGAGATTTGTCTTATTATACTTGCTAAAGCAGTTAAGTTGACGAAGACTGATATGGACGACCAACTTCTTGAGGTTGTAACTAAAGCAATTAAAGCCCGTGAGGGTGAGTGATTTTATAAATATCTTATAGCAAATAAATTTTATCGGAAGAGAGACATGGCACTTTGGGGCAATAATGACAACCTGAATAACGCAGGAACGGTATCTCTTAACTATGCTACTAAGGTCGTTACTGGAACTGGTACTACTTTCGGTGCTGCAGGTGCCGGTCATACTGAAGCAAGAGTTGGTGACATTATCAGATTTGGTCACAGAGAGGCTTCCTCTGGAGTCTCCACTTACTTTGGTGATGCTGTTATCGTCGGGATTACCAGTGTTGGAGAATTAAGCATCGCTTCAACAGCAGGACTTAAGACTGGAATGGGCAGCACAGTCTACACTATTTCTCAGTGTCCTAAGAGCACTATTACTGATTCTAATTACAGTCAAACTAATAGTGATAAAGACACATTTGTCTATGGTGTTGCTAAAGGTGGATCACAAGCAGCAGCAGGAACTCAGTATGAAGCAGGTGTTGGTTGGGTTGGCATTACAACCTACAATGACAACTCTGGAAACCTAAGAGTTAAGAAAGAAATTCTTGTTGCTATGTCTGGAATCTCCACTGGCAACCGTCCCGCATTCCCTGGTCAAAAGTGATTAAATGATATTTAATGAATTGAATGAGGATAATTTCCTTCTTTTTGCGATTAAAAATTATGAGAATCCCCAAGCTGTCACAAAAGAAGATTTTGATCGGGACTTAAATCATTTTAAGTATATCAAACGATTACTTAAACGGTATAAGAATACTGGGCAACTTAAGTCCCATCTTCTTTTGAACCATTTTATAATACTCTACAATATTTTTGGTGAAGCAACTACTCCAATGTTGTTTTTTAAAATTGAGAGTGATCTCTGGTCATCTATGAAAAGTTTCATTATATTTCTTGGTAAATTGCCTGAATTTCCACACTCAGCAATACACGACATACAAGTTGATATAAATTGTTTGTCCGAACTTTACAAAATCTACAATGAAAAATAAAGCAGTTGATAAAGTTCTAGATATAGTTCGTTCATATCTTCATGAGCAACCAACAAATAATGTTGGTGGAGGACAAATCGCAGGAACAAAAGAAGCAGGTGATGATCCACCAGTCCCTAAGAAGAGAAAGAAATATATTTACATGAAGGGTGTCAGAAAGATGTGGAAACCCAACAATGGACAATCAACAAATTAAACTCGCCGTTTTAGATCAAAGGTTAGAGACCTTTGAAGGTATAGTTTCTAAACTTGATGCCGCAATTGAAAAAATTGCAGAGGTAAATAACAATGTGAGTAGGATGCTTGCCGTACATGAAGAAAGAATTTCAAAGCAAGAGGATATCGACGCAGTTTTGTTTGATAAAATCGACAAACTGCGTGATAAAATGGACATCGATCATGACATCGTTAACAGACGACTTTCATTATTGGAACGGAAATTTTGGATTGGTATCGGAGCATTGGGATCGATATTAATATTAACTAATCCACAAGCAATAAAGATTATTAAACCCTTGTTGTCGTCTGCTGAGAGTGCTATAATACAACCAGCAGTTGCTGTTATGAATGAATCACGTTGATTCAAAATTTATTGGTATTCTTTCTTCCCGTCTTCAAAGATTTAAAAGAGTAAAAGCAGATCTATACAACTTTCGTTGTCCTGTTTGTGGTGACTCAAAGAAGAATAAGTCAAAGACAAGAGGATATCTGTATAATATGAAGGCAGATGTGAACTTTAAGTGTCACAATTGCGGTGCTTCAATGACGCTTAGTAATTTTATTAAGACGGTAGATCCCACATTACACAAACAGTATGTTTTTGAAAGATTTAAAGAAGGACATACTGGCAGAGCAACTGTTGTTCAGGAACCTGATTTTAAATTTGAAGCACCTAAGTTTAAAAAGAAACTAAAACTTCCAAAGGCATCTGAACATCCCAGACCTGAAGGATATCTAACAGCAAGAAAACTCAACCCTGATGATTTTTACTATGCTGAACACTTTAAAAAGTTTGTTAATAGTCTTAAACCTACCTTTGATAGTGAGGAGCATGATGAAGAACGCATCATCATTCCTCTTTATTACAAAAAAAACTTAATTGGATTTCAGGGAAGATCTATAGGACCTAGCAAGGTTAAATACATTACCGTGATGCTTGATGATGACGCACCAAAAATCTACGGATTGGATAACATCAGAAGAGATGCTCCAGTCTATGTTACAGAAGGACCTTTCGACAGCACGTTTATTCGCAACTCGATTGCTATGTGCGGAGCTGATGCTGATATCAGTCGTTGGGGGATTAGCAATCTTGTGTGGATTTATGATAACGAACCCCGCAACAGAGAAATTACAAACAGAATATCCAAAACAATCGATTCTGGTCAGTCGGTAGTCATCTGGCCTGAGAGCATAGATGATAAAGACATAAATGATATGGTAATGTCTGGACTGAATGTTCAGTCTGTGATAGAATCAAATACATACTCTGGTTTAGAAGCAAAACTTAAATTTAACACCTGGAAAAAGATATGAGTAATGGCACCAAGGTTAAAAAAAGAGATGGTCGAATTGAACCCCTTGACCTAGATAAAATGCATCTCATGGTTGAAGAAGCAACCAAAGGCATTGCAGGCGTGTCTGCAAGTCAGGTAGAGATGAAGTCTGGTATTCAGTTTTATGATGGCATTACTACTGAGGAAATTCAAGAAATTTTAATTCGTGCTGCTTCCGACTTGATTGATCTGGATCATCCTAACTACCAGTTTGTTGCAGCAAGGTTGCTCCTGTTTGCCGTGCGTAAACAAATCTATGGAAAGATGCGTGAGTTACCCAACCTTGAAACTCACATTTATAACTGCACTAACATTGACGTTTACGATAAAGAAATTTTCCTCAAATATTCTAAGGAAGAGATTGATAAGGTAAATAGTTTTATAGATCATGATAGGGATTTTCTCTTTACCTATGCAGGTCTTCGTCAGGTAGTTGACAAATACTTGGTACAGGATAGAAGCACCAGTGGAGTATATGAAACTCCTCAATTTATGTACATTATGATTGCTTTGACAATTTTCTCTGAATATCCCAAAGAGACACGTCTTTCATACGTCAAAAGGTACTATGACGCAATCAGCAAACACAAAATCAACATTCCCACACCTATCATGGCAGGAGTGCGAACTCCACTTCGACAATTTGCTAGCTGTGTTCTTGTTGATGTTGATGACACCCTCGATAGTATCTTTAGCTCTGATATGGCAATTGGCAAATACGTTGCACAAAGGGCGGGTATCGGTATCAACGCAGGCAGAATCCGTGGCATCAACAGCAAGATCAGAGGTGGAGAAGTTCAACACACAGGTGTTGTACCATTCCTTAAAAAGTTTGAATCGACTGTCAGGTGTTGTACACAAAATGGAATTCGAGGTGGCTCAGCGACTGTCCACTTCCCAATCTGGCACCAAGAGATCGAAGACATCATCGTCCTAAAAAACAACAAAGGAACCGAAGATAATCGTGTTCGCAAACTTGATTATTCAATCCAAATCTCTAAGTTGTTCTATGAACGATTTATCCAAGACACAGAAATATCACTCTTCAGTCCTCACGACGTTCCTGGTCTGTATGATGCTTTTGGCACTGATAGATTTGATGAGTTGTATGTGGATTTTGAACGAGATGACTCTATTCCGAGAAAGACTATTGGAGCTCAAAAACTCATTCTGGATCTTCTAAAGGAACGTGCTGAGACTGGTCGTGTTTATATCATGAACATTGATCATTGTAACTCTCACTCATCGTTCAAAGATAAAGTAAATATGAGTAATCTGTGTCAAGAGATTACTCTGCCTACAGATCCTATCAATCATATTGATGATGAGTTTGGTGAGATTGCACTTTGTATTTTGTCCGCAATCAATGTAGGTAAAGTCAAGTCTGATGATGAACTTGAGGAACTCTGTGATCTTTCAGTTCGTGGTTTGGAAGAGTTAATTGACTATCAGGAGTACCCTGTAAAGGCAGCAGAACGTGCTACAAAGGCACGTAGATCTCTTGGTATTGGGTTTATTGGTTTGGCACACTATTTGGCAAAACTGGGATATAGTTATGGATCTCAAGAGGCATGGGATGCTGTACACGGACTAACAGAAGCATTCCAATACTATCTCTTAAAGTCATCTAATCAAATTGCTAAAGAGAAAGGTTGGTGTCATGACTTTGGTCGTACTAAGTATGCTGACGGTATTCTTCCTATTGATACATATAAGAAGGACGTAGATGAGATTACCTCAGAAAAGTTACAGCATGATTGGGAAGGTCTTAGAGCATCTATCAATGAGTTCGGACTCAGACACAGCACACTGTCCGCACAAATGCCTTCGGAGAGTAGTTCCGTTGTGTCAAACGCAACTAATGGAATCGAACCTCCTAGAGGATACCTGTCCATTAAAAAATCAAAGAAAGGACCTCTTAAGCAAATTGTTCCGTCTTACTCAACTTTGAAGAATAATTACACTCTTTTGTGGGATATGCCTGATAATAAAGGTTACATAAATGTAGTGTCTGTAATGCAAAAATTCTTTGATCAGGCTATATCTGGTAATTGGTCATATAATCCTGAACACTTTGAGGATAATGAAGTGCCTGTCTCCGTGATGGCAAATGATCTATTGACTACATATAAGTATGGTTGGAAGACTTCTTACTATCAGAATACAAATGACCTTAAGAGTGATGAGGTTGAAGAGGAGAAGTCTGATTTAAATAATCTGTTAAACCAATTAGAACAAGCCGAGGAGGAAGAGTGTGAATCCTGTGCAGTTTAAGGTGTCGTCAGTGGAAAATGTGAAAACTAATGTTAAAGGTATGACAGTCTTTAACACAGAACAAGTAAATACTAAAAAGCAACCGATGTTTTTCGGTAAACCTTTGGGTGTTCAGAGATATGATTCATACAAATATCCAATCTTTGATAAACTCACCACACAACAACTAGGATACTTCTGGAGACCTGAAGAGGTTTCTCTACAGAAGGATCGTGGTGACTATCAAACTCTCCGTCCGGAGCAAAAGCATATCTATACTTCTAACCTAAAGTATCAGATTATGCTTGATTCTATTCAGGGTCGTGGTCCTGGTATGGCATTTATTCCATATTGCTCCCTACCTGAACTAGAAGCATGTATGGAGGTTTGGGGGTTTATGGAAATGATTCATAGTCGATCCTATACCTACATCATCAAAAACGTCTATGCAGATCCCTCTGAAGTGTTTGACAAGATTGTCACCGATGAACGCATCCTAGAACGTGCTGCAAGTGTCACAAAGGGTTATGACGACTTTATCCAAGGTGCCCATCAATATGATAATGGTATGATGTGGGAACTTGCTGCAGAAGGTCATTGTGCAGGATCTATTGAGAGACGTGAACTAAAGAGAAAACTTTATAGAGCAATTGCAAATGTCAATATCCTGGAAGGAATACGGTTTTATGTTTCTTTTGCTTGCAGTTTTGCTTTTGGTGAACTTAAACTCATGGAAGGTTCAGCAAAAATTATCTCCCTTATTGCTAGAGATGAGAATCAACACCTCGCAATCACCCAAAACATTTTGAATAAGTGGAAGAAAGGTGATGATCCTGAAATGAAGCAGATCATGAAAGAGGAAGAAGAATGGACCTATAAGGCATTTGACAATGCTGTGAACGAAGAGAAACGTTGGGCAGATTACCTGTTCAGAGATGGATCGATGATTGGTCTTAATGATAAACTTCTACAACAATATGTTGAATGGATTGCTAATCGTCGTTTGAAGGGTGTCGGACTGAAACCAGTTTATGATATTGCAGCATCTGCCAACCCACTACCCTGGACGCAGCACTGGATCTCCTCTAAGGGTCTTCAGGTAGCACCGCAAGAGACGGAAGTAGAGTCATACGTGGTGGGTGGTATCAAGCAAGATGTTAAAAAGGACACATTTAGTGGTTTTCAACTCTGATATTTGCTATACATAAGGGGAGTAGTTCCCCTTATATGCCACGTAATCAAATCACTATCGCAGAAATCAAATCAAGAGTAGAGAAAATTAAAAATGAACTCTACTGGGAAGAAAACAAGTATAGTGAGGAAGCCAGAGATTTAGCACATAAATATGTCAATATGGTGCTAGACGCTATTAATGAATATAGACTATGAAAACCCCTGGTATTTTGAAGGAACCCCTTTTTTATCTGAGAATATTGACGATAACTTCGGTTTTGTCTATCTCATTACAAATCTCACAAACGATCGCAAGTACATTGGTAGAAAATACTTCTGGTCGTTCAGAAAACCTCCTGGTAAAAAACGCAAAGTAAAAAAAGAATCTGATTGGAAGAAGTACTATGGGTCTTGTCCAGAACTTAAAGAAGACATTGATAGATTGGGGAGACAAAATTTTAGTCGCCACATCCTTAGTTTACATAAAACATCTGGCAAAACAAACTTTGAAGAAACAAGACAACTCTTCATCAACGGAGTCCTCACTGAGTCCCTTGACACCGGCGAACCCCTCTACTACAATAGCAACATCCTCAGCAGATACTTCCGAAAAGACTACTATGGAAACGGTTGAAATTGTAAATCACATTAGAGAATGGGCAGAAGAAGTAATTGAATCAACAGATGATGTGGATGGTATTCTGAACAGATTAGCAATTATCGAAGAGTACAAAGAGTGGTTTAACTTTGAAGATAAGGACATTGAAATTGTAACACTTGACGAAATTAAAGATGACGACTATGATGGTTTTGTTGATTTTTTAAACGACGAAATCGAAAAAGATTAATTTTTTTGGGGGTCATTAGTTAAGTGGATATAACCTCCGCCTTCTAAGCGGATGTCCCAGGTTCGAGTCCTGGATGACCTGCCTTGCGAGTGTGGTGTAGCGGTAACATGCGAGCCTTCCAAGCTCTTGTCACGAGTTCGATCCTCGTCACTCGCTTGTCCTTTTTCTATCATGAACCCAGTTAAAATTTTACTTCTATTATCTGAATTAGAAGGTAGTTCTGCCCACTTGGGTAACTTGGGTTTTGAAGAGGACAAAGAAGTTCTTAACATAATGAAGGGTAAGTATTACAAACTATACTTCAAACTATGTAAAGAACAAGGGAGAAATCCCTACGGATAATTTAATCGCTTGCTTAGCTCAGAGGTAGAGCATCTCGTTTACACCGAGGCGGTCGGCGGTTCAATCCCGTCAGCAAGCATTTACACTAAGAGGACCATGATTACAGTAAGATGCAAAGAATGTGCAAAAGAATTAACATCCACTAGTAAAGAACAATTTTGTGGTTGCCCCAATCAAGTAAGAGTTGTGGACAACAAAGTTGGTGCCGTTGACTTAGATAAAGTTGTAATGGTATCTAACAACGTAGAGAATAAGATTGATAGTCACTTCTCTAGATCAGAACTTCTTTATCAAGAGGAGAGACGTAGACGCAAAGTTCGTAGACTAGACTTTGAAGTACGTTAGAATTTTTTTATATTTAATAATTTTGTAACAATTTGATACACTAGATACTGTGTAGACAATCTTTCTACCAATCATGCATCCCGACGAGTTACAAAACTGGCAGATCATTAAAGAAAAATTTGAGGAAAACGGCACAACAGACAATTTCTTTTATAAGAGAGCTTGTGCTATAGTGAGTGGGTTACCGGATCCTATGAGTAACTTACCAAATGTCACACAGGATGGATGAGATCAAACCTGAGCACTACGTTACCAAGAAAGAGTGTCAGGAAATGATCGATAAAGCAATTGACAAACATAATAAAACTGCTACAATTATAAGTGCCATACTCGGTGGCATATTACTTGCCTTTTACTCACATGGTGTATTGTCACTAGTGGGTCGAGTATAGGCTGCGGTGACCTCCTTGGTAGTTCAGGGTTAGCGGCGATAGGAACTACCATCACGGGGTGTAGCTCAGTTTGGTAGAGCACTCGTTTTGGGAGCGAGATGCCGCAGGTTCAAATCCTGTCACCCCGATTCATAAATATCACAACTATGGAAATTTTCTCTGTGGAACACTGGCAAAAAAACTGGGAAAAGTTAATGGAAAGAGTTGAGAATGGAGAACATATTGGAGTGACAAATGGAAAGGACACTGCTATAATGATGCCTGCGGATGACGAACTCATACGCATATACACAGATCACAATGAAGGGTCTTGAGGGACTGTCGCCTAATGGTTAAGGCCCACTGCTTATAACGGTGTGACCTGGGTTCAAATCCCAGCAGTCCTACCAGCAGGTTTAGCAATCTGGTGAATGCAGCAAACTCATAATTTGCCTAAGGTGAGTTCGATCCTCACAACCTGCACTTGACGAATTACCGTCAAACCTCTATAATTAGAAGGTCAACAAACGAGACAATGACACTGACTAGTAAGTTCAAGAAAGACATTCAGACCCTACGTGGTGCTGTGAATGGTGAATTTTTCCTTGATGTGAAGAATCCGAAACTTCTCAAAAAGGTCCGTCGTTATTATGAGAACAACGGAGTTGTATTTTCTGGTGATGCTCTTGACGACTATGATATTCTAATGGAGCAAATCTCAATTGATCTTGAAGCAGTAGAAGCATGAAAGTTCTCCTTGAACGTTTCCCCTATCGTTACGTTGAGTCGGGCACACTAGAAAATGGTATGCCCGACTATCGCATTCAAAAAGCACATCACTATACCAAACGATATAGTGACATGTATCTGCTTGATAATCAGATGCAACTATTGACTGCGATTGATGATTTTGAGTATACCAAATGGTTAGATCCTGAAGGTGTGCCTTGTTACATCAAAGACTCGGTAAGTCGTTTAAACTAGCCCTGGTCGGGATACCCCCTCAGTCACGGATGGACTTAAACAGAACTGGTGGAGTCACTAGACCCTCTTAAAACTAAATATTAAAAGAGTTCATTTTTTAATAACATGGCAACGAAAGGAACGGCAGCAAAGTCTGCAAGTGGTGCATCGATGTCAAAGTATGATGTCGAAGTAGAAGGAAGACTCCAAAAACTAGAAGCAGCAATTCATTCTCATGATGGTGGTGGTGAAGTAGATGGAGACAGACTCGCAGCACTTGAAGCTAAGGTTGATGACCTAATTCAAAGATTGCAAAGAAAATTAAGTTTCTAATTTCTTGCTTTACTTTAAAGCAAGTGGTGCGGATGGAGGTAACTCCCGCCCTGTTTCTTACTTCAGGTAAAAGAGTAAGTGGCGTGCATGTAAAGACCTATGAGACGGTTGACTTCAACCGTCTTTTTTAGTATCATATATAAAAGGCAATTGATAATTTTATGTCTGAATATAAGAAAACAGCATTAGTACTCGGTGCTGGTGGATTTATTGGAAGTCACATGGTAAAAAGACTTCGATCTGAGGGATACTGGGTGCGTGGGGTTGATCTCAAATATCCAGAATTTTCTTCGACACAATCGAATGAATTTATTCAGGGGGACCTTCGTGATGTCGATTTTGTTCGACGTTGTATTCGTTATGCTGGTCCCTACAACAACTTTTATGCGTCCATTGTTGATAAACACTTAGGTGTTTTTGATGAGATCTATCAGTTTGCTGCTGATATGGGTGGTGCTGGTTTTGTCTTCACTGGAGAGAACGATGCAGACATCATGCACAACTCCGTATCTATTAACTTGAATGTTCTTGAAGAACAACGTAAGTGGAATGAAGATAAAGGAGTAAATACCACCAAGATTTTCTATTCTGGGTCTGCTTGCATGTACCCAGAGCACAATCAACTTGATCCTGACAACCCCGATTGCCGTGAAGAATCAGCATACCCCGCCAATCCAGACTCAGAATACGGATGGGAAAAACTTTTCTCAGAAAGGCTCTACTTTGCTTACAATAGGAATCACGGGATTCCTGTTCGGGTTGCTCGTTACCACAATATTTTTGGTCCCGAAGGCACCTGGGATGGAGGAAGAGAGAAAGCACCAGCTGCAATCTGCCGCAAAGTTGCTTTCCTCCCGAAGTCAGGTGGAGCAATCGAAGTGTGGGGAGATGGCCTACAAACTCGTTCCTTCCTGTTCATTGATGAATGCATTGAGGCAACTAGAAGACTGATGGATAGTGACTTTATGGGTCCTGTCAACATTGGTTCTGAGGAGATGGTGACTATCAATGAACTTGTAAAAACTGCTGCCAAAGTTTCTGGTAAGAAAGTTAAAAAAATTCATAAACTTGATGCACCTTTGGGTGTCCGTGGTCGTAACTCTAACAATGATTTGATTCGTGAAAAACTTGATTGGGATTACTCTCAGACTTTGGAAGAAGGTATTCGCATTACCTACAATTGGATAGAATCTCAAATTGATAGTTCTGAACCATATGTTCCATTTCATCATTCAGTATGAGTAAATTAGGACCCTATGCATCTTATGATGCTGAAACAGGATATGCGACATGGGATCACCCCACAGCAGAATATGTTGGCATTTTTGAACGACTTAATGTTAATATCAACGGAATTATACACGTTGGAATGTGGGATTTTGTAGAACATGATTGTTATACAAAATTAGTTGGCACAAATGTTATTGGTGTAGAAGCAAATAAATTTGTTTATGAAACCATGTCTAAACCAGTTGCTGATAGGTGTGGATATAAGTCTTTTAATGAGGTTGTATTCAGTGAAGATGGACTAGAAAAACAATTTTACCTTGCCAATGATTGTTCTAGTCTCTCTCCTATTGGAGGACGATCAGTTAATGTAAAAACTAAGAAGTTATCTACGATCATTGAAGAAAACAACATTGATATGAATCAATACGATTTTCTTAATATTGATGCTGAAGGTGCAGAACTTGAGATTCTGAAAGGATTTGAAAATTATCTTAAGTATATCAATGTTATTGACTTAGAAACATCCTATAATGATCGCAGTAACACTGGAGCATCTCATGATGTCATTGTTGATTGGTTAAGGGACAGAAATTTCACTCTTACTGAGATGTCTGACTCATATGAATACGAACAATGGGGAGATTCTGTCTTTGTTCGTAATGATAGAGACCTTTCACCATTTGATAAAACAAAGTATTTACTAAAATGAAAAGAAAACTGAACTTGGTGGGTAACACTTTTACTCACTTGACGAATGGAAACAAAGGATATTCTGTTCATGGTAAAGAAAGCAAGTATATCGAGTGGGTCACTGATGGTGGTGATGCCACTTTTTACATTGACAACACTATTAATGATGGAGTCAATGATGGAAGGAAAGGTTCTAAGTATCTCTGGCTTCTTGAGTCAAAATACATCCGGCAAGGACTTGTAGAGAGTATTATCGATAATCAACAACTTGTTGAGGACACTTACGACACCATTTTTACTCATGATCAAAGACTTCTTGCCTTAGGCGACAAGTATAAATGGGTGCCTGCACAAGGATTTTGGATTAAAGAACCTAAAATTTATGAGAAATCTAAGATGATTTCTATGATTTCCTCCAATAAAAGGATGTGTGAAGGTCATGTAACTAGACTTGATTGGGTTGATCGCATTGGTGATCAGGTTGATCTTTACGGTCGTGGATTCAATGAGATTGTTGATAAAGAGGAGGGGTTATGTGATTATAGATTCTCTGTTGCAATTGAAAATGGTCAATATAAAACATATTTCACTGAAAAAATCTTAGATTGTTTTGCGACAGGAACTATTCCTGTTTATCTTGGTGCTCCTGACATTGGTGATCACTTCAATACTGACGGAATTATTACTCTAAGTGATGAATTTGAAGTATCTGAAGAGATTTACGAAAGTAAAATGGATGCGATTCAAGATAATCTTGAACGTGCAAAAAAAATGGAAGTCTTAGAAGACTTTATCTGGGAGAATTATTTTCAATGAAACCTTGCCTAATTAAACAACCTGCAGGTATTGGTGATATTTTCTTTTGTCAGAAAATTGCTAGGGTGATGATGCAAAATCGTTATCAAGTCATCTGGCCATTGAGACCTGACATTCATTGGATTAAAGATTACATTAAGGACATTTATTTTCCTACTATTGATGATGATTTTTTAGGTAAAGATGTCTATGAAAGAGGTGCTGGTGCTGTAATTAATGAGAATGGTGCCTTCATCAGCACTGCAACTGCTGATATGACTCACAATGATGGCAAGATTATGAGTTCAAAATACTCGATGTTAGGTCTTGATCACTCTGATTGGAAAGATTATTTCAAGTTTGAACGTAACTTTGATAAAGAGGATGATCTATACTATAATGTTCTTGATCTTAAAGATGATTCTGAGTTTGTATTCATAAACAATCTTTATAATACAGACATTAGAGATTGCGAACTCTTATCACCTGAAAACTACGATTTACCTGTAGTTGAACTTAAAATTATGGATGGATTTACTCTCTTTGATTGGTGTAAAGTCCTTGAAAAGGCAAAAAGTGTCTTCACCATTAACACATCAATCAATTATCTTATTGATGTGCTTGATACATCATATGAAAAATATGTAATTATTGCTCATGGTGAGCAAAATAAGAGAGAAATTGATTACCTTTTTAGTACACCACATGAAATGATATGCAAGTAGTAGAGTATCGGGGTGATGTTTACCCTCAATTTCAAACTGTTGGTAATGCATCACAGTTTGCAATTCCTTTTGCCAAGCATGTTTGCAATGGTAAAGGATATGACATTGGATGCATGAAACCAGAATGGGCATTTCCGGGTGCTACACCTATTGACCTTGATTTCAATGATCCTTGGCACGCTGATAACCTTCCACCATTCCCTGTTGACTATATTTTCTCCAGTCATTGTCTAGAACATGTGCCAGATTGGGTGGAAACTATGAATTATTGGTATAAATGTTTGAAAGGTGGTGGTGTATTGTTCTTATATCTCCCTGACTACAGTCAACAATACTGGAGACCCTGGAACAATCGTAAACATAAGCACTCATTTAAACCTGAAATTCTTCGTGATTACATGATTGATAAAGGGTTTAAAAACGTTTTTGTGTCTGGCATTGATCTAAACAATTCATTCATGGTCATGGGGGAAAAATGAAAAAAATTGTAATCTCAACTTGGTGTACAGATGACTATGCTCCTCTTTTGGGGATTGAAAAACTTACAAATTCAATTAAGTATTTTCATCCAGAAGTAGATCATTTTATTGTAGATACTGAGATGACTGAAAAAATTCGTAAGAATTATTCTTGGATGAAACCTGTATGGATGATGGCACCAACTTGTATGCCACTCATTGATGATTATGATATGGTTATTCATTTAGATGCCGATGCTGTTGTTACTGGACCTCTTGATGAGATGTTTAATAGCACCGCTGATGTAATTGGAGTTAGAAATAATACAAGTAAAAATACTGCAGGAGCTCATAGAGGAATAACAATTCCGCACAGTCCTCCTTTTGGTAATGGTAATCCAATTCCAATGCAACAATTTATTAATGCTGGAATGGTGGGTGTAAATAAAAAAGAATTTTGGTATGACTGGCATAATTTAAATGAACAGATTGCTAAAACTGGAATGAGTGACGAGCAAGATACTCTTAATAATCTTTTTCATTGGAAAAAGTATAACTCAGAGGTTATTGATCTGATGGGAACAGGAGTTTCTTATGGACTTTGTAATGCCTGGGGAACGGGAAATAATCATTGGGAAAGTTGGTCGCAAATTTACGTGAAATGTGATAGACTATACCTTGATGATCCTGTAACCGGAGAAGCAATGTGTATTAAGGTAATGCATCAAGCAGGTGGTGGTGCTGCCATAGAACATAATAAATCATTGGGATTTAGAAATTGGTTGTCATCGGTTGTGTCTAATGAAGTCAATGAATACTTGAATGAGGTTCAAAATGGTTGATATTGAATCACTTTTAGAGGGTGTAAAACCTCGTTACTTTGCTAATAGTGAGTGGAAACCAGGTAATCCAGTATATTATTCTGGTCCTTATTGGGACAACCAGGAGTTAGGAGCAGCTGTCAATGGACTTCTCAATGGTAAGTGGTTGGCATCTGGTGAGAAAGTATATGAGTTTGAGAAAAAGTTCTCTAAGCAATTCAACAAGGGATATTCTTTGATGGTGAACTCTGGTAGTTCTGCTAATCTTGTTATGATTGCCGCACTTAAAAAACGATTTGGTTGGCAAGATGGTGATGAAATCATCGTGTCATGTGTTGGTTTTCCTACCACCATTGCACCTATTGTTCAGAACGGTTTAAAACCAGTATTCGTTGATATTAATTTCTCTGACCTGAACTGGAACCTGGAAGAGATTGAAGAAAAGATCTCTACGAAGACTCGTGGCATCTTCTCCTCACCTGTTCTTGGTAATCCATACGATGTAGATGAGATCCTGGACATCTGTGATCGCAATAAGATCATGTTGATTTCTGACAATTGCGATAGTCTTGGTAGCAAGTGGAATGGTCGTTTCCTTACTGACCACTCTATCGCTGCATCTTGTTCTTTCTACCCTGCTCATCACATCTGTACTGGTGAGGGTGGTATGATCTCCTCTGATGATGAGGAACTTATTAATATTGCCCGTAGTTTGGCATGGTGGGGACGTGATTGCTACTGTGTTGGTACACAGAATCTCCTTGCCTGTGGAACATGTGGTAAGAGATTTGATAAGTGGATTGAAAATTACGATGGTATTATTGACCACAAGTATGTGTACTCTCAGATGGGTTATAATCTGAAGCCCATGGATTTCCAGGGTGCTATCGGGACTGTTCAGTTGACTAAACAGGATGAGATTCATCGTCTGCGTCGTAAGAACAAGGTTCTGATGCAGAAGATCTTTGAACGTATTCCTGGTGTCCGTAGTGTGAATGAACTGCCTAAAGCAGAGACCAGTTGGTTTGGTGTCCCTATCATCTGTGATAGTGTAGAAACTAAGACTAAACTGACTAAGCACTTGGAAGATAATAAGGTTCAGACTCGTAACTACTTTGCTGGCAACATTCTGATGCACCCTGGTTATCGTCACCTTGATTATTATCGAAACTATCCAAATGCATGTAAGGTGCTTGATTTGGTGTTCTTTGTTGGTTGTTCTCCCACGATTACTGAGGAGATGATTGATTATGTTGGAACTGTAGTTGATTCTTTTGAGAAATGAGAGTTGCAGATTATGTAATCGACCAGATTTACAAGGCAGGTTGTGAACATATCTTCCTTGTAACTGGTGGTGGTGCCATGCATCTTAACGATGCTGTTGCAGCACATGGTAAAATCAAACCTGTGTGTAATCATCATGAACAAGCATCTGCCATGGCTGCTGTAGCATATGCCAAATACAATAATAGTCTGGCAGCAGTTAATGTAACCACGGGATGTGGTGGTACGAATGCTATTACAGGACTCTTAGATGCATGGCAGGATAGTGTTCCTGTCATCTTTGTGTCTGGCAATGTCAATCGACCTCACATGGCACCAGAGGGAAGTAGAAATCTTGGTGTACAGGAAGCAAACATCATTGATATTGTGAAACCAATCACAAAATATGCAAAGGTTGTTACTGATTCCCAGGATATTGATGAGGTAATGAAAGATGCGATTCGGATTGCTACTCACGGTCGTCCTGGTCCTGTATGGATTGACATTCCTATGGATGTACAGGGGGCTCAGTTTACTACCATAGAAGAACTTATATGGAAGTCTGAACGTCCACTGATTCTTGCTGGTAATGGTATCAATTGTGCTGATGCAAGAAAAGAATTTGTTGACTTTGTTCAGCATACAAACATTCCTGTGGTCACCACATATAATGCAGTTGATATATTTCCGTCTTGTTATGATAATTTTGTAGGTAGAGTAGGAATTAAAGGCACAAGAGCTGGTAATTTTGCTATGCAAAATTGTGATCTATTGCTTGTTATTGGTTCTCGTCTTCCTGTTCCTGTCACTGGATATAATTATAAAACATTTGCTAGAGATGCAACAGTTGTTGTAGTTGATATTGACAAAGATGAACACTCCAAGAATACAGTTGAGATCGATTGGTTTATTCACCGAGATGTAAAAGATTTTCTCATACTTAATAATTTTGATCGTCCAAAGTATGGTTGGAATAAAACATGTGCTAGATGGAGAGATCAATGGCCTGTTTGTCCTAATGAAAATTTATCAAAAAAGGTTGATCTCTACTATTTCATGAAGGTTCTGAACGATAGTAAACGCAACAATGACGTTGTAATTTCAGATGCAGGTTCAGCATTTTATGTGTGTTCTCAGGCAACTGAGATCAAATCTAATCAAAGATATATAACCTCTAGTTCCCAAGCAGAAATGGGATTTACAATTCCCGCATGCATTGGTGCAGCATTTGCCAAGAATGGTGATGTCATTGGAGTAACGGGTGATGGTTCTTTTATGATGAATCTACAAGAACTTCAAACTATCAAACACTACAATCTTCCTATTAAGTTGTTTGTGTGGAATAATGATGGATATCTTTCTATTCGCACCACACAGAAAAAATTCTTTGAAGGGAGAGAGATTGGTACAGATGCAGAAAGTGGTGTATCTCTTCCAAACATTCGTAAGGTAGTTGAAAGTTTTGGAATCGAATATGCTATTGCTGATGCTGATGGACTAAAGGGTGCCATCAAATATACTTTAGACTATGATGGACCTATTGTTTGTGAAGTATTTTGTGAGAGATGGCAAGAGGTCGTACCTACGATGCAAGGTAGAAAAAACCCAGACGGAACCATTAGCGCACCACCCCTTGAAGATATGTACCCTTTCTTGTCGAGAAAGGAATTTTATGATAACATGATTGTTAAACCCTTAGACTAATATGCCTGCCGATAACAAAGATAAGGTAACTATTCTAAAGTTACGCAAACAAAAACAGAACAATGTGAAGACTGTTGGTGTTACTGCCTATGATTATCCTCAGGCGTTAATGGCAGATAATGCTGGTGTTGATTGGATTTTGGTTGGTGATTCTCTTGGTATGACCACTCTGGGATACAAAAGCACTATTCCTGTGACCATGGATGATATGTTGCGGTCTGCTAAAGCAGTAGCACGAGGTGCAACCCGTGCATTTACCGTAGGTGACCTACCATATATGTCCTACCAGGTCTCTAATGAAGAGGCAGTAAGAAATGCTGGTGATTTTATTCAAGCTGGTATGGATGCTGTCAAGGTCGAGGGTTGTATGGTAGAAAGGGTTAAGGCAATCTGTGATGCAGGTATCATGGTAATGAGCCATCTTGGACTGACTCCACATACTAGGGCAAAACTGGGTGGATATCGTGTTCAAGGAAAGACTGCAGATCAGGCAAAGGTAATTCTTGACCAGGCGTTGCGTCTGCAGGATGCTGGATGCACGTTCCTTCTACTTGAAGGTATGCCTAGGGAGTCCGCTGAAATGATTGCCACCAATCTTCAAATACCTGTGTATGGCATTGGTGCTGGAGATAAAGTTGATGGTCAATTGGTTATCATGCACGACTTAGTTGGACTCTTCTGGGAGTTCAAATCTAAGTTTGTAAAGAGGTATTGTGAGGCAGGTCAGATGATCCAATCTGCTTTAACTGAATATGTGAATGAAGTTCGTGATCTTCAGTTCCCATCACAAGATAACTTCTATGAGATCAAGGACGAAGAACTTGAGAAACTGTTGGGTCAAGGTGCGGGATGGAAACATGACAAATAAAAAGATTTTATTTACTGGTGGTAATGGTTTTATTGGACGACAAATCATTCCATTTATTCAAGAGGCAGGATATGAAGTAGTTCGACCTAAATCAACTCAGGTTCGTCTTGAGGTTGATAATGAAGTTGCTACACTGTTCAATAATGGTCAGCACTATGATGCCATCATTCATGCTGCTATCGTTGGTGGTCGTAGAGACCATGATGATGACAATCGGGTTCTACGTACAAATCTCAACATGTTTGAGACATTGTTTAAATATGTTGACCAGACAGATATGTTTATCAATCTGGATAGTGGTGCATCATATGGCCGTCCTGCTGCTGTTGAGGAACCATCACCAGATGACTTTGGTAAAGTAATCCCAGATGACCCATATGGGTTCTCAAAATATATTATTACAAAACGAGTTCTTGGTGATCCAAGGGGTGTAAACCTTCGCATCTTTGGATGCTTTGGTCATCATGAGGAGAATACTCGATTCTTTAGTACAAACATCAATAAGTACATCAATAAAGAACCAATTCAATTGATTAAAGATAGGAAGATGGATTTCATTTTTGCTGATGATCTATATAAAATCATTCAGTATTATCTTGATGGTAATGATGGACCAAGAGATATAAACTGTGTGTATAATCGTAAGTATATGCTCAGTGATATTGCTGAGATTATCAATCATTTAGGTCCCTACAAAGTTGAAATTCAATCTGAAGGACAATATCCCATGTTTCCATACATTGGAAAGGCAAATAATTTGCCTATTAAATACGATGGTTTAGCTAAAGGTATACAAAAAGTTTATGAAAAATATCTTTGTCAACGGAACTTTTGACATTCTACATCCGGGTCACGTTCAACTTCTTAACTATGCAAAGTCTCTTGGAGACACTCTTACAGTTGGCATAGATAGTGATCGGAGAGTAAAAGAAAATAAAGGATATGCTCGACCAGTTTATAATGTAGGTGACAGAGCATACATGCTTCAGAATCTTAAAGCTGTCGATTATGTTGTAATCTTTGATAGTGATGAGGAACTGGAGAGATGTATCAAAACTGTAAAACCTGATATAATGGTTGTAGGATCTGACTGGAAAGGAAAGTCAGTTATTGGGTCTATGTATTCTGCTGAGTTGAGGTTTTTTGATAGGATAGAAGAGTATGCAACAACAAAAACAATTCAAAGTATTATTAATCGGTGATAGTTGTACTGATGAATATGTGTATGGTGTATGTGAAAGGTTAAATCCTGAAGCACCTGTGCCTATTCTTAAGAAGACCAGAGTTGACACCCAGAGTGGTATGGTGCTAAATGTGCAACAAAATCTTCTAGCATTTAATATTCAGGTTACTCTTATTACACAAGGAAAGTTAATTGTTAAACGCAGATTTATTGATGAAAGATACAATCAACAAATACTTAGAGTTGATATTGAAGACAAGATAGAACCTTTTAAAGGCAATGTGCCAGATGAAGATTATGATGCACTTGTTATATCAGACTATGATAAAGGGTTTCTTACAACAGAAAAAATTTTTGAGTTGGTAAAATGGTTTGATGGACCAGTATTCATTGATAGTAAAAAAACTACTCTTCCAGTAAATGATGCATTCATCAAAATTAATGAAGATGAATATAACAAACTAAATGATAAGACTGGTAACTTAATCGTCACCAAAGGACCTAGAGGTGCTGATTATCAAGGCAAGAATTATCCAGGTGTTAGAGTTGGTGTCTTTGATGTTGTGGGTGCTGGTGATACATTTCTCTCGACTTTAGTTTATTTTTACTTGATCTATGGTAGAATAGAGGATGCAATTCCACACGCAAACAAAGCAGCAGCGATTGCTGTAACACACTTTGGAACCTATGTTTTATCTGAGAGGGATGTAAATGAGATACGTGGTTGATATTGATGGAACGATTTGCACACCAGGTCCCACAGATGAGATGAGGTATGAACAAGCAATGCCAATTCAGGATAGAATTGATAAAATAAATAAACTATACGATGAAGGTCATATCATTGTATATTTAACGGCCAGAGGTATGGGTCGATATGATAATATCGTAAACCTGGCAGTTAAAGAATTTTATGAATTTACAGAAATACAATTAAGTTTGTGGGGATGTAAATATCATCAACTGTTTCTTGGCAAACCTTCAGCAGATTACTACATAGATGATAAAGGAATCCACTCTGATGACTTCTTCACAAAATGATCCTATAAAATTTGTCCCAAAAGGTTGGGGTTATGAAAAATGGATCACTAATGGACCTTTGTATTGTGGAAAAATACTATGGTTTTTTAGGGGAAAGAAATGTTCTTGGCATTACCATGAAAAGAAAGATGAAGTGTTCTATGTTCACAGTGGTAAACTAGAAGTTTATTGGAGTTGGTACGATGATTTTGATAAAGCATATGTAAAAACACTAATTACCGGAGATAAGTTTCATGTTCCCGTGGGAATGAGACATAGAGTGATTGCATTAGAAGACACTGAAATGTTTGAGTTTTCTACAGAACATTTTGACGAAGATAGTAAGAGAATAGAGAAAGGGGACTGATGAAAGTTATAATTCCAATGTCAGGTATGAGTAGCAGGTTTGCTGCTGCTGGATATGACATCCCCAAGTATCTTATTGAAGTTGACGGAAAGAAGGTCATTGAACATATCGTTGACCTATATCCTAAAGATTCAGAATTCGTTTTTATTATTAATGAAAAACATGAACAAGAAACTGATGTTATACAGGTTTTGCAAGACCTGGTAGAGAATTCTGTCATCGTGACAGTCCCTTGCCATAAGTTAGGACCAGTTCATTCCGTACTGAAGGCATCGAAGTATATTGATGATGAGGAGCAAGTCATTGTCAACTACTGTGACTTCTCTATGAAGTGGAACTATGACAATTTTAAAGACTTTGTTGACGACACTCAGTGTGATGGATGCGTTGTGACCTACACAGGGTTTCATCCTCATATGCTGGGCAGTGACAACTATGCTTTTTGTAGACTTGCAGAAGGTAGCACAAGAATTTCTGAGATTAGAGAGAAGCAACCTTTCACCGACAACAAGATGTCAGAACACGCATCTACAGGAACTTATTATTTTAGGACTGGTAAGTTTGTTAAAGACTATTTCCAGAAATTAATTGATAAAGATGTCAATATTAATGGGGAATACTACGTCAGTTTAGTTCATAATCTGTTAATTCAAGATGGTTTATACAACACCATCTATGAGATCCCTCACATGCTTCAGTGGGGAACACCACTAGATCTGGACATGTATCGTCAATGGTCTAATTATTATAGAGATGCGATAAAGGAACAATTCAAACCAAATATTAATAACTGTGTTAAGGTTGTACCTATGGCAGGTAAAGGTAGTAGATTCTTTAAAGAAGGATTTACTATTCCTAAACCATTTTTGATAGTTAATGATGATTTTATGGTTCAGAAAGCTGTAGACTGTTTACCCAATACTTCAAAAACAATTTTTGGATGTCAGAAATATCATAAGGATTACGTAGACTTTGATAACGTAGTTTGGTTTGATGAGGTTCTTCCTGGGCAGGCATGTTCAACAGAACAATTACTCTCTGAAATTGATAATGAGTCATTCATCGTCACTGCCTGTGATAATGGAGTTTTATATAATTCCAATAAATTTATTAATTTGGTTAATGATAAATCAAATGATATTATTGTATGGAGTTATCGCAATAATTACACAGCACATCATAATCCAGAGATGTATTCTTGGTTAGATGTGGATGCTAATCAAAATATTCAACAAGTATTTGTAAAGGAGTTTCCATTTAACTCAAAACCAATTAATGAATATGCTATTGTTGGCACTATGTTCTTTAGAAATAAGGACATATACAATGAATCCTTATATAGAATGTATGAATTAGATGAAGTTGATAGTCAAATTAGAACAAATGGTGAATTTTATATTGACAACCTTCTTAATGTTGCGTTAGATTTAGGATATAAAATAAAAAACTTTGAGGTAGATCATTACATTTGTTGGGGTACACCTAACGACTTACAAACATACCGTTACTGGCAGAAATTTTTTAATAGTGTAGATTGGCATCCCTATGACTACGAAAAAGATCACTTTACCAATCCGATACTGGGATCAGAAACCTACTAGAAGAATATGTCCTACTGATGAGAACGGTAGGACACTTGAAGTTTCATATTATTTCTGGGCTAGATTTACTGGATACTCAACAACTTACCCGTTAAATCTTCTTTACTCTTATAGAGATCAACATTTGTATCTTCCTATGAGGGAGAAGTTTATGTCTCTTAATCGTGGCACCGTCTATGAGTCAACAGACATGTCTTATGAAATGGAGGAGAAGACTTGTGGAAAGATGTGTAGTGTTCCTGTGTTTTACTTTGTTTATAACATGGCGAACTACTATCATTTTGTGTATGACACTCTTCCACATCTTTACACATATTTCAATGAAAAGAAAGTTCATCCTGACATGAAATTACTTGTCAGTCCACCAGATGGCAAAGACGATTTATATCCTTTTGTCTGGGAGTCTTTTAAATTATTGGGTATAAAAAGGCAAGATGTAATCTTTCTTGACACGGATACAGTGTATGATCGTGTATGTATTGGGTCATCATTGACTCATAATGGTTTATCAAACTGTCCTCCTCATCAAGGAGTATTTGATATACTTAACAGTATAAAGAGTGATTACATTGGTCCTGAAAAGATTTATATTTCAAGAAGAACTTGGATTAATAGTGATGTGTCTAATATTGGAACTAATTACACAGAACGTCGTAAGTGTGTGAATGAAAATGAAGTAGCACAAATGTTTAGAGATCGTGGATTCACTGAAGTGTTCTGTGAAAACTTGACAATGGAAGAAAAGGTTGGTATGTTTAGGAACGCAAAGTATGTTGCGGGACCAATTGGTGGAGGAATGTGTAATGTCATTTTTTCTCCATCAGAAACAAAAGTATTCTCTATTGATAGTCCTACATTTTTTGATGTAAACTTCAGATTTGAGTATACTATGAAGCATACAGATCTTACTCATTTTGAGTATACTGAATTTACTGACAAGAAAGAAGAATCTGTTGATAGTGATGGGGCATTATCCATCTCTGGAGGACTTAACTCTCCTTGGAAAGTAGATCTAAATAAACTATCCAAATTTATTGATAAATGGATTCAATCTTAGAACTGGCAAGGGCTTTAGGTCCATATGCTATTTGTGGGGAAGGAAATGTCTCTGTCAAAGATGATGATTGTTTTTGGGTGAAAGCAAGTGGAACCTCACTTGATACACTTGAGAAGAAAGATCTTGTCGCCTGTAAGATGAGTGGTGTGCCCTTTGACTCTTTGGGATTGAAACCGAGTATTGAAACAGGATTTCATGCATGGTTGTTGAGAGAGTTTGATGAAATCAAGTTCGTTGCACATACACACCCTCCTAGAACGATGGAGGTAGTATGTTCAGAGCAAATTCACTCTTTTGCTGACCACAGGTTGTTTCCTGATCAAGTTGTGAGGAATGGTGCAAAGTCCTGTGTGGTTCCTTTTGCCATGCCAGGTAAACCTTTGCTTGAAAAAATTAAAGAAAGTGTCACTGCTTTTGTCGAAGAACAAGGATACTTTCCTAAGTTGATTCTCTTACAAAATCATGGTATAATTGTAGCCTCTACATCACATAAAGAATGTATTGCGTCTACTATGATGTGTGAGAAGTCTGCAGAAATTTTCATTGGTGCTAAAATTCTGGGTCAAACTAGATTTTTATCTCAAGATGAGGTTGATGAAATCGACAAGTGTCCAAGTGAAGAAAGAAGGAGAATGATGTATCGATGAAAGTAATCTATGTTGATATTGATGAAACGATTTGTCACCGTGAATCATCAACTGACTTTGGTGTCACTCATGATTATTCTAAAGCAGTTCCTATCAAAGAGAACATTAGTAAAATCAATCAACTCTACACGGAAGGACATACAATTGTGTATTGGACTGCTAGAGGTAGTAGGAAACAAATTGACTGGAAAGAACTTACAGAGAAACAATTGAAAGAATGGCACTGCATGTATCATGAACTTCGCACCGATAAACCATTCTACGATCTTTTCATAGAAGACAAATCATTACGCATTGAAGAACTATGAAAATCATATCTCATAGAGGCAACATTAGAGGATGCATTCCTGAAAGAGAGAATGCTCCTAGTTACATTGATTGTGCTATTGGTAATGGATATGATGTTGAAATTGATGTCTGGTTAGTGCAAGGTGATCTGTGGTTAGGACATGATGAACCACAGTACAAAGTGACTTGGAATTGGATTTTTCAAAGACAGGATAACCTATGGTTGCATTTGAAAAATGCTGCAGCAGCAAAAACTCTAAATGTATTTCAATCATTTTGTCATACTGAAGATCCATACTGCTATACATCCAAAGGTAAAATATGGTTGCATGATTTGAATCAAACCTTTGACGATAAAACCATCATACCACTTTTAGATTTAGAAACGATGCATAGGTTTAAAGGACGTATTAAGGAGGAAGTCCCATATGGTATTTGCACTGATTATCCCTGCATGTTAAATGACTAAAATTGCACTTTGTTATTCAGGAAGACCTAGGAGTGTCCTTGAGTGTTTTGAAAATCATAGAGAGCATTTTCTTCTAGGTCAAAATAACGTAGACGTTTTTGCACACCTATGGTTTGATGAAAACCTTACAGGATCAAACTTTAGAAGTGACGTAGGACAAGGTACATGGCCTGACTCTCGTATCAAAGATTGGATTGATATTAATTGGCAACCTAAAAAAATCTTATACGAACAACCTAGATCTTTTGAAAATTTTTTTCCAGACTGGAATGTTCAATGGCACTCTAGCCACCCTAAAGATAATCAAATCTCTATGTTTTATGGAATAGAGAAAGTGATGAATCTTAAAAGAGAATATGAAGAATTGAATAACTTTAAGTATGATTATGTTATTCGCATGAGAACTGATCTTGTATTCTTAAGATCTCCCGGTAAGTTTGAAGATTATAATCCAGATAAACTTCATGTATTTGATATGCAAGCAGGACCTGATTGGATACGCACTGGAGTAGAAAATTATGGTATACTTGATATTGTTGCGTGGGGTGGGTCTGAAGTAATGGATAAATATGGTACAACCTATTCTAATTTGCAAAGGATTACAGAGGAAGGATGTCCAATGTTCTCTCCTGATTCTGCTTTGGGTTATAATGCTAAAAGAATTAATAATCTAGAGTATGAAAAACATAACTGGAACTTCAAAATTTTTGTAGGAAATCACATCTACGGTAACTGATTTGAGTATATGAAAGTTTTAAATCTTGGATCAAGTGGGCAAATCGGTGCCTACTTGACAGAATACCTTCGTAAGAAAGGGCATGAGGTTATTGAGTATGATAAAAACCTTGGACCACAATACAACCTTACTGCTATCCCTAGCACTTGGTTAGAGCACCGCATTAAAGAAGCAGACTTTGTATTCTTCCTTGCTTTTGATGTAGGTGGATCACGATACCTAAAGAAGTATCAGCATACCTTTGACTTTATTAATAACAACACTAGACTGATGGCAAATGTCTTCGGTCTGTTAGAAAAATACAATAAAAGATTTGTATTCGCATCATCTCAGATGAGTAACATGTCTTACTCTCCTTATGGTGTAATGAAAAGAGTGGGTGAGATGTACACCACATCACTAAAAGGATTAACCGTTAAATTCTGGAATGTGTATGGTGTTGAGAAGGACATGGACAAGGCTCATGTTATCACTGACTTTATCAAGAAAGGATTTGAAGAGGGTGATTTTGAGATGATGACTGATGGCACTGAAGAACGTCAGTTCCTCTATGCTGAGGACTGCTGTGAAGCACTTGAGACTATCATGGAGAACTACACTGACTTTAAACCAGAAGACCCTCTGCACATCACATCTTTCCATGCAACATCTATTAAAGAAGTTGCTGCAATCATCATGGGTCAGTTCAATCTAATTGACAAACCAGTCATTATTAAACCTGGTCTTGCCAAAGATAGTGTGCAGATGGATAAGAGAAATGAGGCAGATGCTTATATCACTGGATGGTGGTTACCTAAAACTAATATGCAAGACGGTATTAAAGCAGTCTTTGATGAAATGAAAAAGGAGTATGGATACTGATGTTATCTTTTAATAAACTTGGCAAATCTGGTCGTCTCGGTAACCAGATGTTTCAATATGCAGCACTGAGAGGTATTGCTGCCAACCGTGGGTTTGACTGGGTTGTCCCACCTCCAGGCACGTCAGGTGTTGATGAGTTTGGTTGTGAGAACAACTACTGTATGTTTGAAACTTTCAAGATGACTGGTGCTACAGAGGAGCACCATGGTATTCCTGGTAATGTGCCCTGGGCTATCTGGAAAGAGTTTCACTTCAACGAACAACTTTTTAATGAATGTCCCGATAATGTGAATTTGGATGGATATTTCCAGACTGAAAAGTATTTCAAGAATGTAGAGAAAGAGATTCGTGAGGACTTTAAGTTTCAGGATTCTATCTACAAACCCTGCAAAGAGATGATGGATAGTCTTGAAGGTGATCGTAAGATTTTCCTGCACATCCGTCGTGGTGATCCTAAGTTGCCTTGGGCCTATGTGAACCTGGAGGCAGCACATCCTGTCTGTACGTTTGATTACTATGAGAAGGCACTTGCTGAGTTTCCTGATGATATTCCTGTCATTGTATTCTCTGATGTTATTGAATGGTGTAAAGAACAAGAATTTTTCAAACCGGATCGATTCATTTTCTCCGAAACCACAGATGAATTAGCAGATGGGCAGAGAGTGCCCTGGACAGATCTATGTCTAATGTCTCTATGCACTGATGCAATTATTGCTAACTCATCATTTTCTTGGTGGGGTGCATGGTTGATTGATAATCCTGAGAAGAAAGTGATTGCACCTAAGAGGTGGTTTGGTCCACAGTATGATCACTATCACATGGATGATTTGATTCCCGAAACCTGGACTGTTCTGTGATGGATCTTACTTTTCTAATTCCCACTAGGATTGAAACAGAAGACCGACTGAGAAATATCATCTCGTCGGTCTCTTATTTGTTGAGACATGTACCTGCTAAGGTAATTGTCAAAGAAGTATCTGGAAGAAATACTTTTAGGTTTAGAGCACTCCCCGAAATCAAGAAGTATGCTGATACAGAAAATCTGACATGTCTTTTTGAAGAGAATAATGATCCTTTGTTTTGTAAAAGCAAAGTATTGAATGATTTAATTGTTGAGTCGGATACAAAAATTGTAGCAAATTATGATGCAGATTGTATTCTTCCTATCTCATCATATAAAGAAGCATATGATTTGATTGATAAAGGACATGCTGATGTGGTGTATCCTTATCAGATTGGTATCTATCAGTGGTGTGCTGATTATAACATGAATATTTTTTCAGAGTTTGTAAAGTCATGGAGTGGTACATCTGTTCTTGATAAAAATAAAAGACTTTCAAACTCTACTATTGGTTGGTCTCAATTTATTGATAGGCAAAAATATATTGACTCTTACATGATGAATGAAAACTTTGTATCTTGGGGGTGTGAGGATGATGAATTTTATTTTCGCATGAGCACACTGGGTAATAGGATTGCCAGAGTTAATAATTATGTTTATCACCTGGAACATGCTAGGACACATAACTCATGGTTTAGCAATCCAAACTTCAATAACAATTGGCAACTCTGGAACACAATCAAGACATTTGACAGAGACCAATTGGTGAAGTATTATGAGAACCAGGATTATCTGAAAACACGTAAAGCACAACTCAAATGATTGGATTTAATGCGCTAGGACGAATGGGTCGTCTTGGCAATCAGATGTTTCAATATGCTGCCCTGAGAGGCATTGCAAAAAACATTGGAGTAGACATTACTATTCCATATTATCAAGACGCAGTGAATGATGGTATTGGCAATATGCTTCGGACAGAACTGTTTGACTCTTTTGATCTAAGAGTCAAAGTTGGATTGCTTAACAATGGACATGCTCCAGTTGTGCAAGAAAGGCAGTTTCATTTTGATGAAGAATTGTTTGGTATGTGTCCTGATCATGTGAGTTTGCAGGGATATTTTCAGACTGAAAAATATTTCAAACACATTGAAAGTGAAATTCGTGAAGATTTTACTTTTAAAGATGAGATTCTTGATCCGTGTAAAGCAATGATTTCTAGTGTTGATAATCCCATTGCACTTCATGTTCGTCGTACTGACTATGTGACTAATAGTGCTAACCATCCACCATGTACTCTTGAGTATTATGAGGAAGCATTGAAGAACTTTGATGATGATCGTAATGTGATTGTGTTTTCAGATGATCCTGTTTGGTGTAATGAGCAAGATTTATTTGCAGGTGATCGTTTCTTGATTTCTGAAAATGAGGATAATCGTGTCGATCTTTGCCTAATGACACTTTGTAATGATTTTATTATTGCCAACTCATCGTTCTCCTGGTGGGGAGCATGGTTGGCAAACAGTGGTAAAGTGATTGCTCCTACTCGTTGGTTTGGAACTGAGGGTTATACTAAAGATCACAATACTAAAGACGTTGTTCCCGAGACTTGGACTAGAATTTGATGGATAAAAATAAATCTGTACATAAATTAAAAGGTCTTCCTCATATCTACTGGTTGAATCTTGACGCTGACACAGATCGTCGTCAGTACATGGAGGAACAATTTAAATATTGGGAGATTGAAAATCACACACGCATCGAAGGATATGATGCTAGAGAGGATGATGCCTCTGAATATCTGAAGGGTAGGATTCCTGACAATGTAAGTCAGGCAGAATTAGGATGCTGCATGTCTCATCTTAAAGCAATCAAACATTTCTATGAAGAAACTAACGATGACTACTGCATGATCCTTGAGGATGATGTGGATTTTTCACCAGTGAAGTGTTGGAATTTTACTTGGCAAGAGTTCATCGGTCTTGCTCCATATGATTGGGATTGTCTTCAACTTACAACTATTTGCACTGGAGATATTCACGTCAAATTGCATTTGAAATTTATTAATGATTTCTCTGCTGCAGTGTATCTAATTACTAGACATCATGCAGCAAAAGTTTTACGTAATCACTTGCGAGGAAACAAATGGAAATTGGATAATGGTGTTAAACCTAGAGCAGTTTCAGAAGATACTATTCTTGAATCTGGAAAGACTTATACTATGCCTTTATTCTTGTATAATTTGAATTTCAAATCTACAATTCATCAGGAACATATTGGTGTCTTTCATCAAGGGCCTCATTCTGCACTATCAAACTATTGGCAGAATTCTGGTTCTACTATTGACATTAAACAGTGGATGGATTATGATCCTTATCTTGGTCGGATCGTTGAAAACTCTGCCGCAAAAGCAGCAAAAGAGTCGGAAAACCCACCAGGTTGACAGAATCTTAAGACTCTGTTAGTATAAATACTTAACCTTTTGTCATAATTAAGACAAAGGTATACGGGGACTGTCGATTCCCCTTTCATCTGCGGGTAACCATTCCGCAAGTAAACAAACGAGGTAAAACTAATGTTCAAAACGACTATCGCTGCAGCAGCTGCCGCTGTTGCTTTTGCTCCTGCTGCTGCCCTAGCCGGTCCATATGTAAACGTCGAGACCAATGCTGGTTGGACTGGAGACAATTACACCGGAGCGACGACAGACATCCATGTGGGCTATGAAGGAGAAGCAGGTGCTGCTTCCTACTACGTCCAGGCTGGCCCTGCTGTAGTTGCTGTTGACGGTGAAGAGGCTGATACCCAGTTCTCTGGTAAGGCAGGTCTGGGCCTCCCCGTTTCTGATGCTATTGGAGTCTATGGTGAGGTTTCCTTCCTGACTGCAGAAGACGAAGATGACTTTGGTCTGGGTGGTAAGTTGGGTCTGAAGTACAACTTCTGATCTAAGTAGACAATCAATATCTAGATACTATACTGGGGTGCGACGGCACCCCTTTTTTATGAAAAAAATTCTGCTCTCACCAGTTACTTATTTTAATTTAATGTTAGTGGGTATTTTAATTTTTATTGGAGTGCTACACGAACACACTCACCGTGCCATGGAGGTAGATGTGCATGGGTATGTCAGACAATTCTGTAGAAAAAACCCTGATACTTGCAAGTCTATGGCGTCAAATTGAAATCTTAAGAAAATATGTGTTGACAAAACTTTAGAAATACTATATAATATGTAAAGTTATGCAACACAAAGTAAATGACCGTAACGACTAATGACCGTGGACAGCAAAATCTTTTTGCCAGAGAACCACGCATGTATATCGATCAAACTGCGGCGGAACGTTACGGTTATGAGACCTATGCAGAACGTTCGGAAAAACTGAACGGTCGCACAGCAATGGTTGGTTTTGTCTTTGGAGTGCTGTCTTATGCACTTACAGGGAACCTCTTCTTCGGTCTCGTCTGAAGTTGTATTTTATAAACATAGGAGTAAAACAATGAACGAAAAGGCAGAACGCATTAACGGTTGGGCAGCTATGCTTGGTGTAGTTGCAGCAATGGGATCTTACGCAGCAACAGGACAACTTATTCCTGGTATTTGGTGATGGGATTTATAGCAGTAGCAGTGCTGTTGCTAATCCCAATTGCCGCTGCAGCAAAAAAATCATGACATATGATTGGACTATATTTCAAACACTTGTTTTTGTTATTACACCACTTTTTGTAATGCTTGCACTGAGTGAGAATGAAGACGATGATGGTCCACCGGACGGAGGAGTGATGACACCAGCATTTGCACCATCACCCTCTTGACAAAAAATAAATAAATTAGTATCATTGGAGCACAACGTTGCTCCTTTTTAATGCTCAGATTCATCAAAAATCTTTTTAAGAAACCCTCTGAAAAAGACATTGAATGTTCAGTTGATGAACAGATAGTTGATTGTAAAGAGTTGGATGATGATCCATACGTTGGTGTACCTGCTCCCATTTTAAATCCTGTGGATGAATGGTTTTCTTCTCCATATGGATGTCCTCCTGCTATTACTAAAAAGCAACAAGATTATATGGCACATGAAACTGAAATAAAAAAGGCAGAGGTACAAACCAATGAACCTGACAACATTCATCAATTGATGTATGATATTGCAACTCAAAATTCTGCTACAACTTTGCAGATAGATCCTATTGGTGGTTCCGAAAATGTCTCTCGATGATTGGCGCTACGAAGACGCAAAAATGAAAGTACGTGAGCAAGCACTAAAAATCCTCTTCTCAAAATATGGAGGTCAAATGAATGGACCCACTCCTAAATATTCCAGTCAATCAATTTATGAGTGTGCTCACGACTGGGTGTCGCAAGGCAATATGCACACTGCGGGAATTGTAAAATACTACGAGGCTTATTATGCAAAAAGTAATTAATGTTTTGGCAGTTCTATCATTTGTAGGAACTGCAAGTATTATTGGTGGAGGAGCAGTTGTTTATCTTCGTCGTGATGCTATTGTTGAACAAGTAAAAGAAAACGTTGCTAAGGCAGCAACAGAGGCAATCGCTGGAGCACTTCCTGGAATGATGGATGCGGCCTTGCCTGAGCTTCCCTCTACAACCGGACCTGCATTACCTTTCTAATATGAAAAAAATTATTATGAGTTTGCTGGCAGCAGCATCAATTGCTGCTCCTGTGCTTGCTGACCCAATTAAAGAGGATGAATACTACAGTAATCATTCCATGGGGTGCATGTTACTTCGAGAGTGTACCGATGGAGTCAAAAAGATCTCTAATCTTTTGGATATTTCTAGTGAGTATCCCAATACTGATGATTTTTATCCTGTTGCTGACGAATTCAACAGTATGCTTGTCGCCCTTAACCAGGTCGGAGTTAACGTGTTTTTAGCAGATGAAAAATATTTTCCTATTGGACATCGTGGAGTTTATCATACCGTTGGTAATAACTTCTTTCTGAATAAATCACATATGCGTCGTCCTGGTGTATTGATGTCAGTAATGCGTCATGAGGGATGGCATGCTGCTCAAGATTGTATGGCAGGAACCATTAACAATAGCATGATTGCTATTATCTTAAATGAAGAAGATGTTCCTGAGATTTGGCAGGAGATGGCAAGAAGAACATATGCATTTCAACCCTCTGCTATTCCTTGGGAGAAAGAAGCAACCTGGGCAGGTAAAACTGAGGGTATGACTATGAAAGCACTTCAGTCTTGTGCTGCTGGAACTATGTGGACTGACTACGATCCAACACCTATGACTCGTGAATGGTTGGTTGAAAACGGATACCTTTCTAAATAGAGTTGCCCTTGCTGGTGACTCATGTCTGAAGAAGTAAAGAAGGAAGAACCTAAAAAGAAAGGTCCTCTTGGCAGACTGAAAGATAAAGTAGAGGATGCTGATGAGCAGTTAGCAGTCCTCAGCACTTTAGTAAGACTAGGTATTCTAGTTTGGTCTGGTGGTATTCTTACTCTTAATTATGTGACCATTCCTGGATTGCCACAACAGAAGATCGATCCAACTTTCATCGCCAGCGTCTTTACAGGCGTTTTAGCTACTTTTGGCGTACAGACGGCAAAGAAATCTAATGATGGCACTATGAAGATGAATGGTGCAAATGGTGCCGTGGCTACTGGTGGTGCTGCAATTACCAAAGCAGATCTTGAAAAACTTATTGCTGCTGCAAAGGAAACTGCACCTGCTCAAACAATTAGAGTCGAGCAAGGACCAATCAAAATTGTAACTGATCAACCTCCATACAAAATGTGACATGAAAACAAAACCTTATCTCAAGTGGACTGCCATTAGTGTTGGTAGTGTAATAGCAATCGCACACATTGGTGTGTTGGGACATTTAATCGGAAGACAATCCTATAGGACTGTTCAAGTCCCGACAATTAATATTCCTCGTGGCACCCCATATTCCTCTTATAAAATTGAAGCAGGTAAGGATGGATATACAATTGAGTATAAGGCAAATGATCCTAAGGTATTAGAATCTCATAGATCATTAGATCTTGATAAGAATAAGACGGGATTCTTTGGTGGAGGATCAGAAAAAAGAACAGAATATCGTAGTGATGAATACACGATGGAGGGTGTGAGAAACATAGGAGGTGCCGCAGATTACGGCGAGGGAAAGAGTGCAAAAGACGTAGAGTGTATCGTGGCGGACGCTGGAGCACGGTCACAAGGTGCGATGGCGGGTAGTGCTGTTGCTTCAGGTGTTCTTGTCCCTGCAGTTGTCAACATTCCATATATCGGATGGTTGGCAGCAGGTTGGGCAGCACTATTTGGTCAAAATATCGGATCTGAAGTAGGATCTCAGGTCAATTCTATCATTAGTGATTGCTGACATTTCTGTTTACACACTAAGCAAAACTTACTAGATAGTGTAGTTGCACGAACTTATATGAAGTTCTTTTTTGCACTTCTCACCACATTATTTCTTGCTGCTCCAGCATGGGCAGTAGACGTTCAAATGGGATCAAATGGTAATCTTGTGTTTGATCCTGCCGAAGTAACCATATCTGCAGGTGAATCAGTTCATTTTATTAATAATATGCTTCCACCACATAATGTGATTGTGGAAGATCATCCAGAATTAAGTCATGATGCCTTAGCAATGTCACCAGGTGAAGACTTTGAAGTTGCTTTTACTAAGTCGGGCGATTATACTTACTACTGTGGCCCTCACAGAGGTGCGGGTATGATTGGTACGGTGCATGTTGAATGATAATGATCAAAGAGATTTACTAAAATCTCTTAGAGAAAGAATCAAACAACTTCGTATGTATGATGATATCCTAAATGATATCTCCGATGATGATGAAGAACCAGAAGTCTTTATAGGAGACGGTATATGAAAAAACTCAATGAAGTTACTTTGAATATCACAGTAGCAATCATTGATTTCTTATATCAAGGCAGAGATTATCAAAGATTTTGGGTACTAGAAGAAATTGCTAGAGCACCCTACTTTGCTTTTCTTAGTGTGTTGCATTTAAGAGAATCTATGGGGCTACGTGGTCCAGAACATCTCTATCTAATGGAGGAACATTTTGCTCAAACTCTTAACGAAACAGAACATCTGGAGTACATGGAATCTAGGGGCGGTAATGCTTATTGGGTGGATCGTGCTTTCGCCAGACACCTTGTACTTATCTACTATTGGGTCAATGTGGTTTATTATTGGTTGGCTCCTAGGTCTGCTTACCATCTCTCCTACGAAGTAGAGATTCATGCAGCACATACTTATGAGAAATTTTTGGAAACCAATAAAGACGATGAACGCATTGTAGAAATTATGAATGATGAAGTAGAACATGCAAAAGAATTATTAAATGCAATGGAGTTAATTAACTGATGAAAGTTGGAATTATCGGATTAGGAAGGATGGGTGAGGGTATGTCTCGCCGTATGATGAAAGCAGGCATTGAAGTTTGGGGTTACAGACGTAACTACAAAAAAGCAGAAGAAGCATTTGAAAAAGGTTATGTGAGTGGAGTTACTACTAGCATTGAAAATCTTGTAACACAAGTGCATCATCAAGACACTCAAGTTGGTAAATGCCCTGGCATCTTTCAACTTGTCATCCCTGCAGAATTAGTTGAGGACACACTAAATGAGTTACTACCACTACTTGGCGACGGGGATATTATTATTGATCATGGCAATAGCAACTTTAAAGATTCTCGACGGAGAGCAGAGAGGCTTTCTAAGTATGGTATCCAATATATTGACTGCGGTACTTCTGGTGGAGTTTACGGTCTGGAGCGTGGATACTGTCTTATGGTTGGTGGTGCAAGTGGAGCAGTATCTGTCTGTGCCCCCATTTTCAGGGCACTGGCACCTGGTATTGCCTCTGCACCCCGCACGGACCCTCACACAAACGCAACATCTGCTGAGTATGGTTGGTTACACTGCGGTGGACCTGGTGCAGGACACTTTGTCAAAATGGTCCATAATGGTGTAGAATATGGAATCATGCAAGCGTATGCCGA